ATTAGCATCATTTCTCTAATAAATGGGTTATTGTCATAAATAGCAATAATATCATTAAACGTATATTTTCCTTTCTCAGGATGAATACTTGTATACCAACTATCACACCATCCACCATCTCCAAACCAACATCTGTGAGTACAACCTGTAGTTCTAATAACTACTGTAGGCATACCAGCTCTACTACCTTCAGATTGTACTGCTGTATATAACTCTACAATAGGTAATTTTTTATTATAGTCTTCTATTCTACCTGGTTTTTTATTCTCCATAAATAGCTGAGTTTTTATTATGTTCTTTAAATTCTACTTGGGTAACACGTACTCTATTATTTGTTTCTTCTAGTACAAATTCATTTACTTTGTCATAAATGTATTTAGCAAATTGTTCTGCTCCAGTGGCTGGTATAATTCTTAATTGAATAATTCCTTCTTTATACATAGTATGGAACATTTCAAGTTGTGGGTCATCTTCAGCTATGATTGTAGTGTGATCAAACATATGATCCATCCATACTTTAGGATTCATACCACCAATAGTACCTTTAGCTCTTTTCATACCACCAAAGTCCCATACCCAATTTCTTTCATCTAATTCACCTTCAAATGTAATCTTAAATGAAATACCATAACCATGTAGGAATTGACAGTGTGTTCCATCTGCTCTCCATTGACGAAATACAGTACTAAACCCATCAAATATTTTTGTTGATTGGAATTTTGTTTTCATATTATCCTTCATTTAACCAAGTTATAATCTGCGCGTTAGATTTTACTCCTGTAAAGCGTTTAATTTCTTGTCCATTATCTACTAGGATAACTGTAGGTACATTTCGTACATTAGCAGCTTCTAACATTGCTGGATCAGTGTAATCAACATTTTGTTTACGGACTGGGATTTGTCTAGCAATCTCATCCATGATTGGGCCTAATGTTTGGCATGGTTGGCACCAATTTGCTGTATAATAAAATAATTCTTTAGGCATTGTCTTCGGTTTCTGGGTTTTGTCGTTGCATTTGTTCTTTTAGCATGGCCATAAATTTACGTTCCATGATTAATCTATTTTTAGCAGTTGTTTCATTACGTTTTGAAACTCGCTTGTTGTGGGCTTTTTCTCCACCTCGTTTTTTAGATGTTGGCATTATTGTGATTATTTAAAATTGTTTCTACATGTTTAACTACTGTTTCCCAACTTACAGGGCCTGTCTCGTCAGCATATCCTACTGGGTCTGGTTTTCCAAGTCTTATAAATGCTTCAACTCGTTCTACTGATGATGCTGATTTGTAATCACTGTAGCAGGTAAAAAAGTAGTAAATTGGTTTATATGATGTGTTTGTACGTTTGTATACTTCATTAAAATCAAGACCTAAGCATTCACAGCAACTATCTCCATCTACTAAAATACCAAACTTATCATCATCAAGATAAGGTGTGTAGTGGTATACTTTTTCAGCACCCCAATTACCCATCTTAAATGCTTCAAAATCAGCATCTCTAAACTCTTGACGACAGTCAGGATAAATAGCGTGATCACCTGCATGTATTCCCATTGCAATAGCACATTCAGTATCTTTTTGTTCAGCAATTGATAACGCAACTGCTTGAATAATAGAACTAAAAATCTTATTACGATTTGGAACTACTGTTGCTTTCATATTCTCTTCAGCATAGTGCCCTTCAGGTACTTCTTCACCTCCAGTTACTAATGCTGAGTTTAATAGTTGAGATAAACCATCTAATTTAATAACTTGATGTTTTACATAATATGGATATTCTGCTGTTTTAGACTCTTCATCTATAATACAATATGAATTAATATAATCAACTAATTCTTTAGCACGCTCTAATTCTACATTATGTTTTTGTCCATAATCAAATGATAATGCTGTAACTTCATAGCCATTGGCGAGTAGATGAAGCAATAGTGTGGAACTATCCATTCCTCCACTTAATGATAATACTGCTTGTTTTTTCATAACTTATTTGCTATTTGTAATATAATATCTGTATCCTCATTTGACAAACTAAGACGACCTTTCTTTAACTTTTTTATAGCCTCAGTCCATTCTTGTTCATACAAATTTCCTTGTGTAGGAGAAATACCCCCAAACCATGTTTCTTCCATAACTCTTATTTTATAATTTTATCTAAACAATTAATTTTTCTAAATTTATTTACATTGTAATGTAAAGCGTACCAATTAATATCTTCAGAAGCGCGATTCATAACATGGTCAATTTTAGTAATTGGCTTCTCATCTAAACCATATTCTTTATACATTTTATCTTCCATTGCAGCCATAATCGGATTTGAAGTATCTATACTTTCAATGAATGGGTAATTCTGGTGGAGTAAAAACTCTTGAGGTGCAGCGCATCCAAGTAAGTGAACTCTATCATTAGCGTCAATAACCTCGCTATCATACAACTTACCTATAACGTTTACTCGACCCATAGCAGTTGAAATTGCTGGTAGTGGGTGTTTGAAATGATCTTTGTAGTATCCAGCACCATATGAAAATGCTATTTTCTTATAACCTAGTGATTTATATTTTAAATAACATTCTGCTGCTTCTTCAATGTTAGTAGCTTGAACTACTGCTACTTTAGTAGTATAGTGAGGTAATTTAATTTTAGCCCATTCTGCAGCATTATCAATAGATGCTTGCATATCTTGCCATACATCAGGTACAATAAATTCATTTGGTTCAAAGTAATTAACCCAATGTAATAGACGTTCTATTTCATAAGCATGACCTAGTTCATGTAAACTATTATCCATGATAATGTAACGACCATCTTTCTTTGCTTGGTCAAAATACTTAAAATATTCATACTCACTATCTAGTAAGTGAGGCAAACAATAATCATAATCATTGAATGCTTGTGAGACGTTTAGTACTGCTAATGGTACTTCATGTGAGACTTTTATTTTCATAACTTATTTAATATAAATATATTTCTTTTTATTGCCAAACTATCTTTCTTAATAAGGAAGATCATTTTCTGGCCTGCTTTGTAGCCATTTTTTATACTGTTGAATCAATTCCTCAGTAGTACCTTCTGCATGTTCATAGATGAATGTATGAACTTGTTCTGTAGTACCACCAATCCAATGTTTTAGACTGTATTTTAGACTACTCATACGTTCTTTTTCATCACGTTCAAAATCTTTTCTTAGATTTTCAATACGTCTATTATACATTTTGATAGCATTACGTTCATGTTCTTGTTTTACTTCAAAACCTTTATCACTGTTACGTATTTCCGCTATTTCTTCAGCCATCCACCAATACTCATAATTGATATACTTAGCATAAGGTGAGTATTCAAAGTCACCATTTTTCATTTTCTCGTCAATACGAGCTTTAGCTCCTAATGGTTTATGAATTTGGTATCGTCTATGCCAATAAAATACATTAAACTTAGCTAGTTTAGCTGGTTTAGGTGGTGCTTCAATCCCAAATATAGGATTAAATTCTTTTAAAACTTGTTTTACTGTAACCATTATTTTTCCATTAATTCGTCTGCAAATACTTCTTCTAATAATGCCTCAATGTCAGGTAAGTCAGTTAACTCTCTAAAACGCTCAGCATCAAAACTAGGTTCTAATAATTGACCTTGATATTGAACTGTTCTAGCATTAGTTACTTCTTCTAAAGTAACACCAATACCATGAGGATATTGCGCAACAGTCCTAATTGTGTAATACTTTCCTTTGATAGGACGATTAGATACAGTTTCTATTGTCTTTTGTTTCCATGTATCATTGATACATTCTACTAGTGCTCCTACTTTCATATCTTAAATATAACAAAGAATGGCCCGAAGGCCAAACTTTAAATGTGATATGTTACTAAATTATTTAGATTTTTTCTAATTCATCTGATTTACTATAATTTGAGTACCATAATGATTTAGATATATCTTCAAGATATTTTAATTCTTTAGGTTGAAGTTTACTTTCAAGATATGTTTCGATTTCTTTTGAAGTACTACCCTTCTCAATCATATCTTGTAGTTCTTTATCATCTTTAAAACGAATAAGTATTGGCTTGATGTATTTGTTAAACTTACGATTATCAATTTTGTTTTTTAGTTTAGCAATTGCGTCAGCTGTTGGGCCGTACATTATATTATCATAAGCTAAGGCAGCACCACCTACAACACCAGCTGTTGCTAATACCAATCCAACACCTCCTACTAATACAGTACCCATAGCATCTAGTACATAGTTTTCATTTATTGGATTTTCATCTTTAGGACTTTCATCATCTGGGTAAATTATATCCATCACCGCTTGTACATCAATATTAACTCCTAATTGCTGTATAGCTTTTAAAGTATCCATGATACCGTTTTGGTAGGGTGAAGGAGTGTCACCTGGTTTGCCTGGGTAGTCAAATCCGAGTTCATTTATCTCTTCTTTGATTATTTGTTTAAGTTGGGATAGTTTCATTTTTATTATATTATTTACATTATGTCAAGTATCACATTACCATGCCTACCTGTAGATGTATTTATATACATTGTTTCTCCATCTGTGAATATAATCTCTATTGACTCTTCATCTTGGTTAATTTGTTCAATAGTTTTACCTACATATTGCGCTCCGTCTTCTGATGGTTTTGCTTCATTTAAAGAATCTTTAATTTCTTCTTTAATAATTTGTTTTAGTTGTGATAGTTTCATTTTAAGGTAGTTCTTGTAATAGTTGTCTTAAGTAGGCTATGGTAGTGTAGCGATCTAAATCAAGTTTCTTGATTACTTTAAATAGATACTCAGCTTTTTCTTGATTATTGAGTGGTTGTAATGTTTTTGCTAACGCATTAAAAGATGTTTTATCAAATTCAATACTTCTATTGCGATCTACACCAGGTGGTATATTTCCTATAGCTTTTCCTACTTCAAGTTCTCGTTCATTAAGAGCGTTACTAATCTCTTCTTGAATTAATTCTTTAAATTGTGATAGTTTCATTTTTATTAAGAATGGTTTATTATACATATCATATTTTATATCTAAATTTATGCCCTTTAACTTGAGTTAATGGTTTTCCATTAGGATTAGGATGACTATTTAAAAAATTCCAAATTGCATTTTTCTTAACACCAAGATATTCTGCTGCTGATTGCTGTGTTGGAAATTCTTTAATAAAATTATCTTCTAAATCAAACATTAATATAGGACATCTAGGAGCAGCTTTTATTTTACTTTTAAATTCATCAGTATGTTGCCATTTTTTTCTTTTAGTCCCAAAATCTAAAGGTTTAGGTTTGTTTTTTAACGCCTCAGATATTTTTTGTTTAGATTCAGGGGTGTGTTTGGTTGTTCCACTTCCACCTCTATTTTGATTAAGACCTATAATATCACTTTGATAAAAATTAATCCAATATCTTTCTC